ATGTCTGCCTGAGTTGCTGTAACATTGGCAGCCAGAACCTTAGTTTGGACCTTATTTTTCTTAACCAACCCAATCGCAGAACTAGTAGCCTCGACAACATTGCCAACCAACTCATCAACCGGCCATTCTGCAATAGGAACAGAAAACTTAAAAGTTATGGGCGTGTTGCCTGTTCCTGTATGCGTATTTGTGTAGTCGCCGGATTCAACTGTTCGTGAGGTAAAAACCCTGTCTGAAGTTGACCCGTCCGCATAAAGATCGCCTTTGTTGCCTGATAAAGATTGTGACGCTACTGTAAATGTAGACCACTCCCCAATGCGTTGCCTGTTAGTTTCGGTTGTTAATTTTGTGTAATCAATATTAAGACCGGTAGGCAGTGATATAGAGTAAGGAGCTGACCCGTCAAGGGACGGAGCAAAAAAACTTCCATAAACTTCTAGTTTCTTTCCTACTCTTTGATAAAATATATCTACCGTATTTACTGTTCCAAAACCTACTATAGTCGGGGTAAAGCTGACAGGTTCATTTAACTTTGGAACCGCAATAGCCCCAGCACCACCACCCCAAAATAAATCGCTTTGTTTTTGATTTGCCATTTTTTATGTTCCTTATGATAGGTCGCCAGTTAATTCATAGTTGTTTAATTCTTCAAGTGTGACTGTAATTTCATTTGCTGTTATATTTGATACTGAAAGGTCTGTCGTCATTGATGTGGCCGTCGCAGTAAAAACACCAGGCATCAACATGTAGTCATTGCTCTCAACCCCTGTTGCTCTATCTTTCCTTATTCTAGAGACAACGCCGCCGTCATGGTTGCAAGTTATTTGAAGCTGTTCAGACCCAGAACCCCATAAGGTTGTTTGATAACCCATGTGAACCTTATAAACTCTTCCCACAACCAGAGAAGTAAACCGTAACCCGGCAACGTCTGCGGCTGTTGTTGCCGATGATACACTTAATTGTTGGATTCTGTTTTTAAGTGCAACCCCAGCCACAACACTAGTCGCAGCCTGAGACCCGTCAGCAGCATTAGGCCCTTTAGTTTCCCAAGTGCTATCGTCAACATTCGCTGTGAACTCAATCCATGAGCCGCCAACATCAAGTTCTAAAGGAGAGCCAACAGCTCCATTAAAACCAGTATCGCCATTATCAACAACAGTCGGAGGGTTAGTTGACCAAAACCCGGTAGAATCTACAAATCTAACAGCAGCACCGGCAGCCAAAACAGGTAGCTCAATTTCAAAAGTCCCTGCATCTGTTTTAATAAAATATTCTCTGTTCGCATCAGCAGTAAAGGCCGCAATTTTTTGAACCCCATCATTGGACAACCCACCGCCAGAGCCAAAAGCAAGCTTTGCCCAGTTAGTGTTTGCAGCGTCATAGACATACTCGACAACCTCTCCTTCAGTCTTTAAAATATCCGAAGCCGCGCCGTTAATAGTTCCACTTGCTGCCGTGACTGTAAAATTGTTCGTATCAAATGCGTTTCCATTATCTATGATTTGTATCCGGTCGCCAGTTGAAGGGCCAGCAGGGGTTGTTGCTGCGATAACGCCCGAGGTAGTATCAGCAAAGTAGCGCCTGTTTACAATCAAGGTTAGTGGGCTGTCGGAGTCGGTTACAGATAGCGTTTGAAGTCCGTCCGGTGAGTTTGGCAATAGGTCTTCAGGTTTTGTTGTTACAACACCCTCTGAGAATTGTAGCTTCTTAATTTCGGTCATCTTATAACCCCTTTAGGTCGATAGTTAATGCGGTAGTTTTATTATTAGATTTTTTAAGCCCGATTATTTTCACATTTTCAGTGACGCTTCCGCCAATTAAAACAAACGTCGACAAGCTCAAGTCGTCGCCAATGATTTTATCAACTAATTCAGTAGCTATATCAAAACTATATTCTACCCTACGCTTACTTAGAAAGCCTAATATTTTTGCAGCCTGAGAGTCGAAGTTTTCAAGAACGTGCTCTATAACTTGTTTTTTGTCGAACCCATTGAGGTACTTGGCTTTGGTGTTTTCTTCGCTGGCAAATGGAGTGTCTCCAAAAGAGGTAGAAACCGTGTTGTTATAGTGCTTATTATTACCTTCAATTTTTGTTTGCACATCGTTGTACTCAATTAGCACCCTTGATGTTCTGGCAAGTATTGATGAATCGTTAGTGTCGTCACCTAAAGACGGCAAGGAAAGAATCTGGTAATTAACTTCCAATTCATTATCTAAATATAAAATCCCGAATGTGCTTTGAAGAATTTTTTCAACGACCTTGTGATATGTAGGATATTGGGATTGCCCTTTGAACGGTATTTGAAACAAACAAGATTCTGATAAATCTGTCTGGGCTTGAGTGAATGAAGCTGAATTAGTCTCAAGTCCTGCCAGCGAACAAATGTCTCCAACTATTTCTGAGTGTGTTGAAGTGTCAGCAGGCGTCATTGAAAATATTATTTTATGCTTTGAAGGGTCGAAAAAAGGCTGTAAAAAACCTAGTTGAAGTTTATCCAAATTTAGCTTTATAAGTTTATTTCCGCTCGCAAGGGTTTCTTCTATGTAAGTTCCTGCCAAGGGGAAGAAACCCATCGGCGGTGTGTAGTGGGCAGAGTTTGTGCCGCTTGTTTGCGGAGACCCTAAATAGAACCTAATTTGTATTGATTTGTGAAGGCCGTCGAAACTTATGTTTCCAACGGTCAATTGTTCACTTGCGTTTGAAGGAGATTTTAGATCAAATGAAGGCGTCACAGTCATTATTTTGTACGATCCAACAGATACTTCTACAACATAAGCATATGCGTCAAAGTTAGAGTCTCCACTTCTGCTTAAACCGAAAGCATCACCATATTTAAAGTTGTGACCTGAAGCCGTTACAGTTACGAACTCCGAATCTATTGGGTGGCTTACTGCTGATATTGTTCCCTCGAATTGAGTAGCTATTCCGCCTGGGCCAACCCTTCCCAATATGAATAAATTATTTATGCCGTCCGTAAGTCCATCGTCGCCGCCTTGAACACCGTCCGTAGCGTTTGCTATGTTGATTGCTTCATTGGAACCTAATGCAAGCCCTCTATAAGATCCGTTGAAATTTATGTCTTCGTTGCTGTGGTTTATGGTTTGAGTGGTTTTTCCAAAGAAGAAAGGTATTGGGGTTTTATCTATGTTTTTGTCAAGGTCCGGGTAGGTATCTCTATCTGCAAATATCTCGTCTTCAGAGTCTCCCATTGAAGCTTCTGAGTTAAGGTTTGAAAAGTTATCTAGTATGCTCAAAGTCACATTTGAGTCTCTGGGTTTTATTGATTTTACTTTTCCTTGATATATTTTCTCATAGGTATTATTTATTGATTGCCATCCCGTCACGCTTGAGCCATTGAGTGTTGTATCTATGTCTAAAAGGTCTTTGATTAGGTCGTCTGTATCTATTATCTCTAAACTAATGCTTGATATTGAAAAAACACCGGCAGTTATATTTTTAACAGATTGATTTATAGAAGGGTATTTGGTTATTTTCGGTTGCCATTCTCTTATTGCGCTCCCCGAATCTAGTGGGTCTTCGTTTACATACCTTGTAGTCTCTCCCGTAAAGAACAGATTGAAGTAAAGTATCGTATGAAAAGATGAGCCGGTTAGGTCTTCGGAGTTGCTTATATATAGTTTTCCTTGGTCCTCGTCATGATAGTAAAGAGAACCTGCCGTTGGTATTGCAATTGTCTCAGGGATATCAAAGCCACTCAATAAGATTTTTTCAACTGGGTGAACAAGGTCCATGACATACGTGGTAAAAGGAAAGTTTGTGCTATAAACAGACAAAGACGAAGCCAAATGTTTCTTAGGAGTGACCTTAAAAAGCATGTGTCTCGCTGAAGCACTCTTTAATTTTTCGTCAGCTATTGTCATTTATAGCCCATCACCGGTAACGCTGGCCCATAGTCATCGGAAGCATTGAAGTCGTTGACAAATAAAGCTCCGTCCATTGCATAGGCTAGATAGTAGGTGTTTTCGTTTCTAGTGTAATTGGAATATTCAAGGAAAGCATAGTGTGTATTATCGCTGTCCAAAGTTTCCTGGGCAAATGTGAATGTGAGCCAGCCTAGAAAATATTCGTCTGTTGAAAAGTCTGTGAGGTTTATTTCGGCGCTCTCAATGTAGGCCCTTGTAACGTCATTGGATAGAGAAAGCTTCATCTTTAAAGTTTCGGTTCCGCCGGCCGTTCCGTGTTTCATTAACACTATCCGCGTATTGCCTAGGTAGGTGTTTTCTGCCAAAGTAAATGAACCCATTTCAGAGGCGCTATTAACATCGGTAGAATTGTCCAAAGGCTTAAAGTTTATGACGCTTGGGAACTGAGTAAATGCCACTATAGAACCTCCTTTAGGCCCATGGATAGACTGTAATAATTTAGGAACGTATGCTTTAATGTTGGCTCTTTATCAAACCTAACATACTTTGTGTTCTCGTCTGCTGTCGCCGATATGCATTGGGTCGGGTCAAGGGAGAAGAAAAACGGTGTTGCTATCCCTAGCCTGTTGAACATTTCCTGCATCTCGATATTTTCGCCGTGTTCCATAAGCTCAACCGACATTGAATCATAGGTATGAAACTTGGCTTTAACTTGGAAAAATTCTTGTCCGTTCTCAGAGGTCAGCGTCTTTGAAGGGTCGTTAAGTTTCTTCCCAAAGCCCTTTGCAACATTGGTGCTGGTAAAAGTCTTTGCATCGCCTAGGTAAAAATAACCAAGCTTAAAGCCGGTTCCGCCAATAGTTGCGTTCGATCGGTCTTGTATTTTTAGCTTCCAATATCTATAGGTCGTGTCGCCGCCGTCCGTGTCGATAAACTCTAGTATGCCGCCGTCTGTTACGGTTGCGGTGGTACTAAATGCAGGGGTTGTAAAATCGTCAATGTTGTTAGCTTCTATGGTCACGGTTGCGTTTTTGGATATAGTAAAAACCTCATCCAATGGGCCGATTAAGCCAACAAAGGTAACTTCTAAAGGAACGCCGTTATCTATCTTGATAAACTCTTCGGAATGAACAACAGGAAAGTCAGATATCGCAGGGTCAAACGCTGGGCCAACCGCCACTTCTATGCCAACTGAAAAGCCTAATGTATCCCAAATTGCATTGGTAGTTAGTTGAAACGCTATTCCTAATGTTGCTGAGTTGTCTAAGGTAAAGCGCCAAGTCGATGTTGAATATGTGCATGTCCAGTTTACCGAAACAGAGTTCAGTTGAGTTTGGATTTCGGCGGCTAAGGTTGTTCCCGTGTATGTTCCGTTGGTCACGGTTGCAATTATAGCGCCGGTATTGATATATATTTTGTTGTTTGTGTCGTCGATTATAAACGTGTTGTTAGGACTCCAATACTTTGAACGCCTGTCATTCAACGCATTCGAAAATGGGAAGGTGCCTTGTTCGCTAGAAAACGTTGTGTTTCCCGTTCTCGCAAACTGATTGTCCATGAACCTGATTGATTTATTTCTAGCCATTAAGCAACCCTTGCGTTTTGTCGTGATAGGTCTAGCATTATATTTGCCAGTGCTTCTCCGTCAACTTCTGCTGTTGTTTGAACCTGCATAGGTTGCCCTAGTAGTTCAACAACCTGTGAGAGTAAAGCCGCATTTATTCCGCCGTCATTGCTTTCTTGTTTTTGGTTATCTAAGAAACTTCTAAGTTTTGAAACATCGTCTCTAGGAACAACCAACTCGCCGGATGTAAGGTTGGCATTGAATGTGTCGTCAGGGAAGCCTTGAGGGACAGTTCCGCCAACAGCAAAGTCAGTTCCAAAAACATCATTAACAAAATTAGCCGTCTTTTTTCCAGCCTTCTTTGCACCACTTACCGGGTTTAATTTATCTATTATTTTTCTCAGACCGGAACCAATTAAAGACAGAAACTTAGCCGGAAGCTGAAGCAACCCAGTAAAGAAACCTTTTATTTTTGCTCCGATATCACTTAGTATTTTGTTTAGTTTTTTACCGTCAAAGTTTAATTTAAACAGTTGGCCGCCTAGGGCTTTCGCTAATGCCTTTGGCACTTGAATCGCTAAGGCCAAGGTTATTTTTGGAATCTGAGATATTAATGTAGCTATCAATTTAGGAGCGGCTTTAACTAACGCAAATATTATCTGTGGGATGGCTACAATTATCGCTTCAATGATGGCTGGAAGGTTGTCAATTATCGCATCAATCACCAATGGAATAGCATCAATTAACGCATCAATGATGTCTGGAAACGCATCAACTATGGCACGAATCAGCGCAGGGATAGCAGCAAGTATCGCATCAATCACGGTTGGGAGCGCATCAATTAACGCATCAATCAGCACCGGAACAGCGTCTATAAATGCATCTAACAAACCAGGAAGCGCATCAACAAAACCATCAACCATTCCCTTAACATGTTCCGGGCCTTTAGTTAGTTCCCCAGCTATGCCGCCAATAGCACCGCCGAAACCAGGTATTGCCAAGTCACCCAGGCCGCCTAAAGTTGATGATATTGCGCTCTTAGCACCTTCAGGGCCTTGCAATACACTCTGGGCAACATCGGAAATTATGCCTGTCTGTATAGATGAAACTCTGTCAGCTTCTTTTTTTTCTGCGTCTGAGTCTTCTTTGTTTCTTTTATCTAATAATTCTTTTGGTATTTCTGGGCCTTGAGAACCTGGCCCTGTTGGTAGCGCAATATTTACGGATGACACCGCTTTTGTTATGTCTTCAGTGACTTTTTTAGTGTTGATATTTAGTTCTTTAGGGTCTTCAAGCGCTCCGGTAATAGCGTCCTTAAACTCTATAACTTGGCCTATCAGTCCTAAGTCAAAGCCGCCTTCAATTTCTGTTGCTATAGTATTATCAATTTCTTTTAGCTGATCATCTAAAGCGTCAAGTTCTTTTGAAAGGCTAAATATTTTTTCATCTGCCTTGTCGTATAAACCAAATGAATCAAGCAGGGATAGAGCCCCCACCTGTAACTCTACAAATTTTTGCTGAAGGTTCACAAGGCCGCCTAAGACAGCACCTGTAACAATATTGGTCAGCTTGCCAAAGTTTCTAACAAGTAAATCTATGCCTATAGCCGCCGCGACAATTGCAACCGCCATTGCTGTAAACTTAAGCCCAGCCAGTGCAGTAGTTTTTAATGATTGAGCCAGCTTTTTAAATTGGACTATTTTCTTAGCCTTGGCAAAGTCGGACAAGCTTTTGAATGCTGTTAATGCTTGCTTGCCTTTTAATATTGCTATCAGACCGCCAACTGCAACACCTATAGAAGTTATGCCACCAGCTATTTTTTTGAAGCTTATTTTTTCTGTCGCGCCTAGTGCATCGGATAGCCTTAACATAAAATCTACAGATTCTTTTACTGCCTTGTTAAAGCCTTTAAGAACCTCACCAATGACACCCTCAAAATTCAAAGAAACAGCGAGAGCAAAGTTTTTTACGTTTTGAACAGCGTCAGATAATTGCTTTCCTAAAGATTCTTGCATTTCTTTAAAGGCAGCGTCAGCAGCACCGGTTGAATTTTTTGTTGCGTCAAGGCTATCATTAAGATCGTTGAACCCGTTTCTCATCAATGATTGAACGGCAATGACTGCCTCAGAAGAGCCTAGCAACCTTGTTAATTCAACAGTGCTTCCACCAACTGAGTCAACCATACCTTTTAAAGCGCCTGATAAGCCTTTTGTTCTGAATGAGTTTAGGTCAAACGCTTCTGCAACTTCTGAACTTTCGCCTTTTAATTTTGATTGGGCTAATACTACGGAATTAAAAACAGCTTTTAGTCCGGTTGTGGCTTGGGCTGTTGCAATACCACCAGCCGTCATCGTTGCTAATGCGCCGCCGACTTCATCGAACCCAACACCTAGAGCCTGGGCAGGTGGCAGAACCGTCCCCATAGAGCTTGCTAGCTCACTGACTGTTGTTTTACCTTTTTTAACCGTAGCAAAAAGAATGTCTGATGCTTTCTCTGCGCTTAATCCTTCTTTTTTATATACGTTCAATGAACTTGTTAAAATATCGACTGATTGTTCAACGCTTGCTAAACCACCTATTGCCAGTTTATTTGAAGCAACTAGAGCCTTGTTAGCCTTATTCGCATCGGTAATACCGGCAGAAAGAATAGAATAAAATGCTGACGTTTGTTGAGTTGCACCCGTTCCGAAAGTATTAGCTACCTTGAGAAGTTCTTTGCCTAGATTTTTATTAGATTTAACCGAGTCGTCAGCAATTGACTTGATTTCGGATAGACCCTTAGAAAAGTCGCCCAGTTGTCCGACAGCAGCTTTAACCCCTGAGAACGCCGCAAATGCGCCGCCAACAGCTAAAATTGTAGTCTTTAAACCACCGAACCCCTTTTCTAGGGCGCTGACACTTTTTTCGGATGCTTTCATAGAAGTAGTAGCGGTCTTTTGAAACTTCTTTAAATCATTGAGCGCCTGTTTTATCTCGGCGTTGATGACTAATGTTGCTTCGTTTGCCATTACTTCCCTTTCTTATTTAGCTCTTTTTTTTCTTCCCCATCCAATGTCTGAGAAATTATCAAAAAAGCGTCAACCTTATGTGAAGGCAATGAACCCATGTCACTCGTAAACCCTAGCTTGGCAAGTCTCTGCCTTGTTATGTATTCACTGAGCAAAGGCAGCGCCGGGTTTCTAAATTTTGACCCTTTATAAGACGCCTTAGCCTGTTCTCTAAGTTCCTGCCTTAGTCGTTTCCCAACGTAAACCCATTCAGCAAGTTCATTGCAACCTCGGTTAAAATAGGGTCACATCTGTTATCGTAACACATAGCTTTAAAGGTCTTAAATTCTTTGCCCGTTTCTTTGTGCTTAATTTGGATTTTTGTATAATGAGACTCTGAGCTTTTTACAAGGTTTCTAATAGCCTTGATTTGCTTCATGCCTCCACTCATTTCGCCGTCTTCATTAAATTCAAAACCACTCTCGTCAATGTATCCATAACGCTCATCAAAGGAGGGTGCCTTAATTGTGACACTCCCCTCAAATATTGCTTTTTTTCCACGACATGCAGTCGGTACATACTTAATTTCCATTGGTTATTCCTTCAGTAGTTTAAGGGTTATAGGTTGCCCATGTAGATTTCGCCTTCGCCAGCAGAATTTACAAAGCACTTAAGAGTCATTTCCAAAGAAGCAAGGCCGTCATCGTCGGTTATGTTAAACGCCGTGATTGTCATGGTAGGGCCGAAAACAAATCCGCACTTACCAGGAACCCAGTTCCCGCCTGACTTAGTTCCATAGTTATAAAGAACCTTAGTATCAACATTTTCTCTGAAGCGTCTAAACTTGTCTGAATCGTATTTTTCTAACAAAGCAGTTACAGAAATTTCAACTTCTCTACCATTAACGATAGAACCAGATTTTCCAGAAGCCGCGCAAATTGAAAGAATATCTTTCTTAGGCGTTGTCATGGAAACTTCAACAGTTGAAGCGTCGATACAAACTAGGTCGTCAGCGTCACCAATTAATAGCTCGTTAGATTTTGCAGCTACTGGGTCGGCATTATCAAAGGTTGGAGTTAAAGGGCTGGTAGAAAAATCAATGGCGTTGTCAGCTTCGTAGGTAAGTGCAGCCGTATCATCGGAAGCAACATCGAACCCAACTAAATCGCCGAGAGTGTTAGCGGTGTTTGCGCCGGTGTTCCAAAGCATTGAGAAAACAGCGCCCGTTGCCGAGAAAGAATATTTTCCTGTGGTGTCAGAATAAGAAACAGTGATTGTCTCTGAAGTCTGTCCGTTCATTGCGGTTGAAATAGCTGCCGCCAAATCATGCGGGTCTTTGTAGCTTTTAGCTGTGATAGTTGCCGCCGCCGTTCCCTGGTCGTCTGTCCAATCTATTTTGGTATCTGTTGCAGTTGCAGTCATTGGGTTGAAGAAATATTCAATACCTTCGACCGAGTAGTTAGCGTTGATTAGCTCACCTGCCGCAAAAGAAGCTGTGATTGCTGAAACCCTTGCACCTGCCATTGACTGGCGAGCGCCTCCATTACCGATATAGTGATGTACTGAAAGCGTGGGATGGCCAGAGTCAAGCGGAATGTATGTGACGGGTTTCCCCAAGGCAACACCAAGGGCTGGCGCAGCAGGAAGGTCGAAACCGGGAGTTAAAACATCGCCTGCAACTGATTCAACAGGCCGCATCGAATAACCATTAGTAGAATCTTTTATCATCATTCCCATGCCGCGTTGATATTCCAAGCCTTCACCTGCATCAACATTAACAGCACTGACAGTTGAACCGCCGACAGTATCTCTTTCAGTAGTCTTTACATTTTCAGAACCAAAGCCAGCTTTAAGAACAGCACCATATCCTGGGGGTTGGCCCTCTATAGAAGACGCCCTTAAATAATGGGAATATGAAGAAGTGGGATTCTCTATTCCGCGAATAGATTTTGCTTTTCCTAAGCTGTTTTTTAATTCAGCGTTCTCTAGGTCTTCAAAAGCTCCTTCCATAGAAAGGTCATCTTGAATCGCAATAAATTCGGTGCCTACTGTTGGTTCCTTGAGTACGCCTTCGGTATCCTCAACGACCACCGCCAAAACGCTTGATCTTGTGTTAATTGAAGCCATGTTTTCTCCTATGACGTCTATAAAGTCTCAAAATATTCAACACTGACAACCATAGTCAGAATGAAGTAACGTTGTTTTTCCTCGTCCATGAAGCCAAGTCCACTGTCCGAATCGTATTTCGCCTTAACACATAGTTGGCCAAGGTCGTTGTCCTTTTCAATTGCGCTAAGGACTAAAAAAGCGTCTTCAAATATTTGCTTGCTCTGCGTTTTGATTAGGGTGTTGTTTGTTTCTGTGGCATTGAGTTGATTAACGAAAACTATTTCAAAGCTTCGATCTATGCTTTCCTTATTGGATAGGAGCCGTTCGCTGTTTGCGCCTTCCCCAATACCTATTGCATAGCCCTTGTTCATAAATATCTTAGGGTTTTGCTCGGGAACATATGCGTTTGGTAGTTCCGAATAACCAGGCAGGGCCGTTTCTACAACAACCTCTAAAGCATCAAAAATGTCTGAGACTTTGCTCATCTAGTAAAGAACCCCGTCATATGATTTTTCTCTGAGTCTTGAATAGTTCCGTCGCCAGATAGATCAATCACGTTAAACACAATATCAATTGCTTCTTTGTATTCTCTGAAGGCTGCCAATGCGCTTTCGCCAAACGCTTGAACACCCATGCCGCCGTAAATAATTTGGGCCGTTTTATGTATGCTCGCTTCGTTGAATAAGTCCGGTTCCATAATGCCAAAACCATCAAAGTCTTTGAGTTGTCCTTCTTGTCTAAGCTTTCGAATTATCTCAGACGCCGCGGCCAATCCTTGCTCAGTCCAGGTGCTCTTCCCTGTTTCCCAAGCGTTCATTAAATCGGTATTTCTCAAGTCCGGGTAGTAACCAAATAAGTCTGCATCCGAGCTGAAGAGGCTGCCAATATGGGCCAAAGCAGTAGTTGATAGTAGGTCTAGGTCGAAGCTGATTCTCATCCAATACATTTTGAAAACATCGGCCTGCGCTCCTACGCCCACAACATCTTTCGAGTTCGCTTCCCTCTTCCATGTTGCATTGCTCCCATCGGGGTCTAGATTAAATCTAATGTAACCACTTTGAGTAAAGCCCTTAGTATCATCTACCAGGTCAACAGGTTCAAACCATGAGCTACCGTTCCAAATCTCAACCTTCATTGTGACTGCAACATCATTGGGAACCGAAAGGCTTATGTATCGCGAATTAAATGGACGCTCTGAAGCTATATATAAGTAGTCTGCCGCTTCCATTGGGATGACGGTGCTACCTGATCTATAATCATTAGTGTTTAGGGTCAGGTCCGAAAACGCACCACTATCACTAAGAAATACTCTTTGGCTCATGAACATTACAGTAGCCTCTCAAAATCGCCGTCTTCTAGCAACTTAATTACGTCTTTAGGATTTTTTGATTCTATGTCACCTATGATATCAAATCCAGATATTTTCATAATGCGCGATGCTATACTTGAACAAATCTCTGTTCTCATACCATCTGCAAATACGTTTTTAACTTCTAGCCCAACATAGTCTGCAAGCTTTGAAATGACAGCGCCGGTTAATTGGTTCTCGCCGTAGTCTATGCCGCAGTAGGTCCAGCAGAATTTAAGTATTGCCTGAATCTCTTCAAGGGTGCAAGGGACAGCATACCGCCGAACCTCAATAGTCTTTTTTTCGAATGTTTCAACGTTGGTGAAATTAACCTGCCCGTTTCTAGCTTCAAAGAAAATTGGGTTATCCATGAATGTGCCGGGAGGAAACTCTAAATGTATGTGAGAATAATCGCACTCTTCAAAGTACATGTGAATAGAGGGCTTAATGTTTGCCAGTCCCGTAGCTCTGGGACGAGAAGCACCTACAATGTAATAATACTCACTCATAACCTGCCTTCCTTGACTTGTTACTATGAATATTGTAGCAGCTTTTCTGGCGCAGTTGGTAGAGAATTAATAATTAACTTTCGCAATAATTGCTTGCCTTACTGAAACATTTGGTATTCCACTGGAAGCATCTAAGAATGTTGTATGATCCGGGTCCATGTCTTGAGCCATTGAGGCGGAAATAGATTTGTCGCCGGTTTGGATAAACTGCTCTATAACAGAAGCATGTAAACCAAAAAACTCCCCTGCCCTAGTGCCTAATTGAACCAAGTCTTCATTGGGATAGACCGCTTGCATTGCACCATAGACAAGTATTTTAAGCTCATTGATGATAAATTTTCTGCCCATTTCGCGCTCTGAAGCCATGAAAACTAAGTGATCTGAATTAGAAACATCAACCGTCCAACTCTTAATCAGAAAGCTAGGCCCGTAACTACCGTCTAATTTTATAAAAGACATGTGCTCAGTTCTCATAATTACCAAAGAACTTTCGGGATTATCAACAAAAGTAAATGTCCTTTTTGCCATATCAACGCCGCCGCTGGAATACATAGCATGGGTTGGCCTTCCGTTAGCCTCTCTGGTGACTAACTTCTTAAGCACTAAATTTTCTTGAAGGTGTTTTGTTAGGTCAAGGTTGTAATAACTAAGGCCCGTAAAAGCATCGTCAACTAAGTCATAAATTTTAAAATCCGATAGTTCCATTATGGCAAGCTCCTGACGTACATAGATCCCCTGTGAATAGCCGCATTTTTACTGGCTGCGCTGCCTTTGAATTGTAATTTTAATGTGTTCACTCCCGATGTTAGGGTCACTGGTTCACTATAAGATGATGGGTGTCTCTGGTCAGTGCCACCGTCTCCAGCGCCTTCCTTGTCTTTAGGTTCTTGCCTGTGAAATTCTATAAATGATCCATTCACTGAAAACCTAGCCTGAAAGTCTTGACCCGTATCATCTAAAGACCAAACATAAGAAGTTTGTAAATCGTATGTCCCAGCCGAAGGCGGCGTGTATGTTATTGTTACGCCATAATCCGCCCAAACTGTGGACGACTGGTTTTGTACAAAAGTTGAGCTAGCAGCATAAGATAGAATTGATCCTGGGCCTGTCGGACCTGTTGGGCCTATCGGGCCTGCTGCTCCCGTTGAACCTGCCGGACCCACAAAATCATAAACTGTCCCTGAGCTATTCTTAGCCTTTGGCTTGCCTGTCGCGCTGTCTGCCCATCTATAAATAAAATTAGAGTCCGGGCTATCTGTTGGCTCCGAGCTTAATTCGATTATCTCTAGTGCTGGCATCATGAACTCCTAAGAATGAAAGTGCCTTTAACGGTTATTGTACCTGAGTTCTTAAAACGTCTATGAACTACCATTTGCTTATTCTCTTCGATTTCTAAAGAGTCACCTGATTCAATGCAGTCTATGGAAGAAAACTTGTCTTCGCTAGGCCCGGTACTTGTGCTCATTGAACTCATGAAAGCTCCCTATTCATTATAATTTGATAAGACCTAGTACCGCCGCCAGACTTTATTTTAATCTGAGTAATGCCGCCTTTGGTAGGGACAACAATCGTGTTTCTTTCTTCAACTTCAAAGTAACTAACCCCACCGTCGAACGAAATTTCTATGATTGCTGACCCTGGCTGCCTAGGCACATGAAGCATAACTTCTGCTATAACCCCACCAGCCACACTAGGGACATTTATCGGAGTGGTATTAACTGTTCCATTAAAATGGTCGGTCGTTCCGTCTAAGTCCTGTGTTTCAAACTGTGGTGCTATATCACTCATTCATTATGCCTTTTCAATAGCCTTGATAGTTCCATGCATGTCAGTCGATGGACCTCTAAGCTGCGTTCCTGTTAGCTTCAAAGTTTGAGTACCTGCCGCACCTGAAGTGAAGTCAATACCTAGCTCATTAGCTTGGAAAGAAAACTGTCCTGGTCCGGTAATAAACTCGGCTAGAACGTTAGTGGTCGCATCATCAATTTGGACAATTTTCCAAAGAACCGGCTTTGTTGCCGCACCAAGTGCAAAAACAACATTGTGATCGGATGAAATCGTTAATCCCGTGATTGATGCAACGTCTGTTTCAGTACTCACAACACCTGCAACAGTGCCATTCTGGTTTAGGCATGTTCCCGGAGCGTCACTAGAAACGGGAAGCTTACCATTTGCGTCTAAGGTTAAAAATTTAAGGTTGCCGCTTGAGTCTTTAGCAATTAAGCCTGGGACTGCAACCGTTCCTGCTGCGACATCGCCTTCACTCTTCTTTGACGGTGCCGAACCTACGCCCGTTCCGTCTTCTAAGATTGAAAATACTTCTCTTTCATCTGCCATAATTTCCCCCTAAATGTTAGTTATGTGTCGGTTGCCATTAAGTAAGCCTCGATGTCACTTGTAGGCGTTTCGCTGGCCGCCGTGTGCTTCACTTCTATTGTAACACCTTCAGCAATGTGCCGCCTAGGTGACCAGAGAAAAAAAGCATTCCTATCGCCAGCGCCGGTTCTTCCACTTGCTATAACCGAGCCGCCAGCCTCTATTGTAAAGCAACCCCTTGTGCTGGAAACAACAACCACCTTTGAGAGATAGCGCGTCTTTCCTGCCGGAACTGCCGTTGTAATCAATGTTTCTTCTGTGCCGGGATTTGTAGACCCTGAATAATCAAGGAAAATTCCCTCTGAAGGACCGGTACCGTCTCCGCCGCCGTCACTTATTTGGCCGTCAAGTAAACACTCGTCTGTAACCATGACCTGCGTTTTGCCGTTTTTCTCGACAAATTTTGCGTGTTCTCTATCTCTTATACCGCCAAGGCTCATTACTTATTAACCCCCTTGACAACGCCATGATACCAAGCAACCCACTTTTTACCGTCGAATTGAATGTCAAAGAATTTGTACTTGTGATGTGTATCTATCTGAAGCTTAAGCATATTACGTTGAAGGTCGAGCTTGTCTTTGCCCTCAACAAAATGCGGAATGTTTAACAGGTCTGACATGAAGCCTCAAAGAAGGAAGGCCGGGCCATAAAGACCCAGCCAAAATGCAATGCGTAGGTATTAAGTACCTGACTGAACGCCACGAAGTCCAGAGTCTAAAACTTCAACACCGTATAGGTTGTTCACAACCCAAATGTCAGAAAGCTTTAAAGTGTCTCTGTTCTTCTCGGTTTTGATAACTCTTTGCTCAGCAAATGCAACGTGCGACTTATGCCAGAACATTGTCTTGAACTCATCAAACTCATTAGAAGCAATTACAGGTGCGCCGTAAAGTCTTCCAAGCTCTCCGGTCATTAGTGCAGTTGCACCAGCATAACGGTCGGCATGAACAAAGTCAGCAATACTCAATAAATTTTTCTCGCTCGCAGGGTTGACGCCAATGTAGCACTCAGCAAAGTCGATGTTCTGAATTGCCAAAAGCTTTTTAGCTTCAAGAATGTCTTCTTGACCTAGAGTTAGAGTGTTGTCGTAAGCGTTAGCATGAGCGACAGCGACCTGCTGCAATTGAACAATAATGTCCTTGTCATACTGTAAAGCCATTGCCTTAGCAGCTCGCTCAAGTCCAGCTTGCTCAAGGTTTACCATTGACTGATCACGGGCGCGGTCTTCAATACCAAAAGCGATTACCTTTTCCTTGTCTAAAAGAAGTTGGTCGTTGCTAGTAGTAATTTCTTGAAGTGTCACGGCTACGTTTTCAGCTTTGTCACCGACAGTGAAGCCGCCAACCTTAGGCAAATCAACAGACTTTCGTCCTCCCTGTGCTGTGATGCGAGTAACGGTTGGTAGAAGCTTCGATTCTTGAATAAGAAAACTTTGAAGCGTTGAACTAATTTCTGCTTGTAGTACCGACGCAACGTCGGAAATTCCAGTTTCAGCCATTCCTTTGGCCTCCTATCTAAAAGTTAATTATAAATTTCTCATGCGTTCGCCTAGGTCGGCAGTTTTCTCATGAAGCTTTAAGTCTTCAAACTTCCGCGTTCCGTTGGCATATTGCGGCGCGTCTTTAGGTAAGTTAGCTGGCCTATTCCCCTGGATTAGAACGCTATGCTTTGCCTTAAATGCTTCCACAACTTTGGAGACAGACATCTTGTCAACTTCTCCGGTGTCCGGGTCTAATAGAACATTCTCAATGCCTAGATGCCCGTAATAATCCTGATCTATTTTGCCGTCAATTGCTGATAAAACTGCTCTTAGCTTAACGAAATTGTTTTGGCGTTCGGTAGCTTCATTAAGTTGGCCGGTTAAAGCTTCAACTTGTTCCTTGCTTTGAGTGTACAAATCCTTGTACTCGCCTTGCTCAGCTAAGACCTTTTCACGTTCGGCCTTTCCTTGAGCTTCAATTTCAGTAAGTCGAGCTTGTAGCTTTTTCTTTTCACCTAGCAATTTTCTGTGGGTTTCATAGTTCACAGTGTCCGGCTTAGGTTCTACAACTTCCCCTGAGCCACTGGCCTCTATAGGTTGGGTATCACTGATACCCGGTTCGACAACTTCAGTCATGGTTAATTATCCTCATATCTATAATTATGTCAACCTTCGCCGAACCAATTTCGAGAACGTCGACTCATATTCTTTTCTAATTGCTGTAACATCGCCGGTGGTTAGGCCAAGGAATGGACGACCGCCCTCATCAACAAAACCCGCCACGTCCTTATTCCGCTTACCTTTGGGTTCTATTTTAAAACTGCCGTTTCTTGCATTTATTTTAGTTAGTTTCAAAGACTCTAACATTTGTCCTGTGAACGTCAAGTTGGATTTGTTTGGTGATGCATGAGAGGAAAGCTTTGAACCGTTTCTACGCCGCTGCTTCTTATATGATGCTGACAATGGCTTGAGCTTTTTGGCCCTACCGAATAGCTGCCCAGTTTGTTGAACGCCTGAGCCTTTCCGGGTTCTAGCCTGTATGCGCTTGATAGCAAGGTTTCCATAGCGCGTTAAGTTCTTCCGGCTTACTGATAGGCCGATCGTCTTTTGAATGTCCTTAACAAATTTCTCTATGTCTTTGATTGGGTCATTTGCCATTAGTCACAACCCATAGGCTCAAACCCACTGTTCACCTTAAGCATAATCCCCTGGTTTCCCTTGATGTCACGCCACATCTTTACGCCGCTAACACAAACGGTCATCAATGCCGGTGCTGGCTTTGGACATTCCTTACTTGAGCAACTGTTCAATGTGATCAATGCCGCTATCAATAGTGCCTTCATGGTTCCCCCTGCAATCGTTAATGGTTAGTACGTTTCTATCTCTAGTGTTCTGTTCAACCTTAAGGCCGTAACCAAGGGCGAAACCTAAGAGTATTAGAAAGCCTGGTATTAGTACGTATTTTAGAAAGTCCATTATGCTTCCCCTGCCTTAACAAATTGTTCAATAGCCTTAAGCTCCCCAGCCGTCATGCCTAGGAAGTTACGCGCCTTCTTTTTATTTGGGCTAGGTTTTCCATAGCTGC